TTAATAAACTGAAGAAAGAAGAACCAAAACCACATGCATTTCGTGATCGCTGCATGGGCGAATTCGCCGGATTCGTCACCCAAGGATGCACCCTGACCCCAGTTTGTTTTGAAACAGTAGCAGAAAAACAGACCGGTCCTGCCCAGAAACTGTCATTAGCAAAAGCAGCTCTGTCCGGCCCTTGGCTTTCACGCTTTCTGAAATGCTTCATCAAAAGTGAAGCTTATGCAGATGTGAAAGACCCACGGAATATCTCAACGTTTGATGATTCCGTTAAACTGGATATGAGCATGTTTACACTGGCCCTTGCAGCCCATTGTAAGCAGTTTCGTTGGTACGGCCCAGGTAAAACACCACTCCAAATTGCAGATAGAGTAGCAACCATTGGTCTAACAGCTAATGAATTTGTTAATATCTCTGATTATCATCGCATGGATGGGACCATTACCTATACTTTGAGAGAAGTAGACCGGATGATTTTTATGAAGGCCTTTAAGAATCATCGGACCGCATTGAATGAACTATTAAAACGTTGTTTTGATAATGTCGGTTCCCTTCCACAAGGAACCAAGTTCGATCAAGGACCAAGTCAAGGATCTGGAAATCCAGATACCAGTACAGTACAAACCCTGCGCTCCGCCTTCACCGCTTACTTGGCGTTCAGAAATGTCGTCACCTCGGACGGTCGCAGATTCACCCCAGAAGAAGCTTTCAAGAAATTGGGAATTCATCTCGGTGACGATGGCATTGATGCTGACCTCCCCACAGCAAACCACACCTGGGCTGCCAATAAAGTTGGACTTATTTTGGAAGCCTCTGTGGTACCGCGAGGGGAACGAGGCGTCAATTTCTTGGCACGTTACTATTCACCGGAAGTTTGGTATGGACGTAATGATAGCATGTGCGACATCAAAAGACAGCTCAGCAAGTTCCATACAACGGTACGTTTACCTAAAACTGTTACACCTGAAACAAAATTGGTTGAAAAATCACTCTCTTTTCTGGCGACAGATAGAAACACACCCGTTATTGGACAACTCTGTCAAAAGGTGTCTTTGCTTAGCCCACGAGAACGAATTCCATCTCTTGGAATCGGTTCTTGGTGGTCAAAATATGACGACTCAGACCAATTCCCCAATGCCAATGATGATGGATGGATGGATGTGGAATTTGAACATATGTTACCGGAGTTCGATAGAGCTATATTCAACAAGTGGCTGGCTAAAACCCGGTCACGAGCGAAAATACTTGAAGCTCCATTATGTACTCCCATCACTCCAGCAACACCAGCCCTCGTTGATGTCGTTGTTGATGGTGACATCTTGGTTGCGAAAGCAGCAGAGACGCCGTCTTCAACGCCTGCAGAATCAATATGCGAAACTCCAAAGAAGGCGCGAAAACGAGTCCGTAAACCAGTACAGGAAAAGACGAATAAAATCAATTATAGACCACTGGACGGGACCCAACCACGAACTGAAAGACCAAGAAGGTCAGACAGAACAAATAAGACGCG